AAGATGAGGCAAAATGATTGAGGGTGATTCACTTGAGTATGAGCTCATAACTAAAGAAATAGAAAAATTAAAATTAGAAGATACGGTACTAACTTGTGAAATAGGATTGCGTAAAGGCTTAGGTTCAAAAACTATTATGGATGCAGTGATTGCAAAAGGTGTTGTAAATTATAGGCATATTGCCATAGACCCATACGGAGATTTAAATTATAAACATTACGATGATAGACCTCCGTACACTGCTGATTACACAGATAGTATGAAAGTGCAAACAGTATCAGAGTTAAGTAAATACAAAGAGTTTGCTTTTTTTGAGTTTCCTGATGAATATTTTTTTGAAACGATGAGTGAGGGCTACCCTTTTTCTATACAAGGACAAACTTATATTTTAGGACAATATGCAGTAGTGCATTTGGATGGTCCTCACACAAGTCAAGCTGTACAAAAAGAAGTAGATTTTTTTATGAAACGAATGACCAATGACAGTTTGATAATTATTGATGATTACAAAACTATGAATCTTAAAACAGTTCGTTGGTTTTTAGAAGGTAAGATGGCTTTTAAACCAGTTTTTGAAGGAGAGAGAAAATTAATTTATAAAAGAGAGTTATGAATATTCAGGAAGTAAATATTATTGATAATTTTTTCACTGAAAAAAATTTTACTGGTTTATATATGGCTTCTGAATTTATGCAATATTCGGCAACGCATCAACCTCAATGTGACTTTTATGAAACAAGAATACATGGTTATCCAGTTCATGAGACACAAGATTGGGCAGAGGATAGTGAGGCTTACATCATTTTTAAAAATACTTTTGAAGAACAAACAAAAACTAAAATACAGTATTTAAAAATACTTTTTAGAAAAGTATACAAAGAGGAGCTTTGTAAATCACCACATAAAAATAGAAACGAGGCTTTGATACACACAGATACAATCAACAACGTAGATTATGCTGGTGTCGTATATTTAAATAATCATACCCTTGATAATGGAACAAAAATTTATAGTGATAAAAATAAATTAGAGCCTAACGTAATTGTAGGAGCTAAACCAAATAGATGTGTGTTTTATAAAAAAGATGTACCACACTCTGTAGGTATTGATTGGAATATTGAACAAAGAAAAACTATTGCCTTTTTTTTAAAGTTAGAAACATGATAACTGTGATATATGAAAATTTTTTATCAAGTGCACAATGTATTTATTTAATAGATTATTATGAGAGTAATTTACAAAGAGTAAAAAAACATAGAGACATTTATCCTATGTTAATAAAAAAAAATGAAATACCTAACTTAGAGAGAAAATTAAGAATAGAGGCAAATAAAATAAATAAATCTGATTTGGATTATTTTGATATAGTTAAGTTTCCAATTAATAGTTATTTACCAGAGCATACTGATTTTCACACCATAGAAAACCATGGTTATTCTCTTGCTTCAATAATTTATTTAAATGATGATTTTGAAGGGGGTAGACTTAAATATAAAGATGGTTTAATTATAAGTCCTAAAGTAGGAAGAGCAGTTTTTTTCGATGGTATGTATTATACACATAGTGTAGAAACGGTTAAAGTAAAACCTAGATATACCATAGCAAGTTGGTATAAGGATAAAAAATTAGATGTTTAAATATTTTTTTGATTATACAATAATTTTAATTTGTTTTTTTTTAATAATTAACTCATTAAAGTCCGAGGTCTTTTATCACAAAAGAGTTGTAGAGTATGTCTGTTCAAATGCTGAATACCTGAAAGACGATGTTACAAAAAAAGAAAATAAACAAAGAATAGGGTGGGGATTATCTAAAAACAAATTAATAGAATTTTATCAAGGCAAAGAAGATAATAGTTTCTTAATTGTATTCACATTTACAAATGGTTTATCTTGTGGTTTGATAGGGGGTAAAGAATTTTACTTTGAAAAATGAAAAAATTATTTAAGAAATTATTAAAATATAAAAAATGTTCTTTTTGTGATAGTCCAAGTGAATACTATCATAATTTTAAATTTTATTGTCAACTTCATTGGGATAGGAGATAACTATGGCTTTACAATTCATTACACCAATAGCAAATTTAGCTGGTACTTGGTTAAAAGGAAGACAAAAAAAAGCAGAGGTAAAACAAAAATTGGCAGTTGCTAAAATTGAAGCACAAGTGAAAAGAGTACAAAGCGATGCTGATTGGGAAGAGAAAGCTATGGATGCTTCTGCGAATAGCTGGAAAGACGAATTGTGGACTCTTACCTTTATTGCCATAATAGTAGCCTGTTTCATTCCTGCTTGTCAGCCATATTTATCTGATGGTTTTAAGTTTTTACGAGAGGACTGTCCTGACTGGTTAAGTTGGGGTATTCTTGCAAGTATTGGTGCTAGTTTTGGATTAAAGTCTATTGGTCAATTTAAAAAGTAATGGCTAAAAGACAAAAAAATTTTGTTAAATTAGAAACTAAAAAGATTAAAAGAAGATATAAACCAAAAGCTATTAGACATAGAAAAAAATTAGGACCTAAAAGTCATTTGAGAGTTGCATGATACCTTTTCCAGACAAGAAATATAATATTATATATGCAGACCCACCTTGGAAATTTAAAACTTATTCTGACAAAGGTAAAGATAGAAGTCCTGAAAAACATTATTTATGTATGAGTGAAAAAGATATTAGCAATCTTCCAATACAATCTATTACAAAAGATAATTGTGTATTATTTTTGTGGGTAACCTATCCTTGTTTATTACAAGGTATAAAAACAATAACCGATTGGGGTTTTACATATAAAACTTGTGGATTTAGTTGGATGAAAAAAAATAAAAAAAGTGACAGTTTATTTTGGGGATTAGGGTATTGGACTAGAGCAAATAATGAAATATGTTTACTTGCAACTAAAGGAAAACCTAAAAGAGTTTCTAGTAGTGTGCATCAAATAATATATGAACCGATAGAACAACACTCAAAAAAACCAGATTGCGTAAGGGATAAAATAGTAAAACTTTGTGGAGATGTCCCTAGAATAGAATTATTTGCTAGAAAAAAAACACAAGGTTGGGATGTATGGGGGAATGAAGTATGTATGACATAGACACTTTATTTGGAATAAAAAATTTGATTAAAAAAGAAATCGATGCTATTAAAGAAAATATCGTCTACAATATAGACACACCTGAAAGATTGCAGTATGCTAAAGGAAAGCTCAACGCATACGAGTCGTTGCTTCAGGATATTAATAACCTGCAAAAAGAGGAAGAATGAAACTTATAAAACCTAAAAGATACGAAACATCTGAAACAGATGCATTAGTCCCAAAGGGAGCAAAACAAACCGAAGAATATTTAAAACTTATACCTAACCCAGTTGGATATAGACTTTTAGTGAGACCTTGGTCTGGAAAAGCAAAAACTGATGGTGGTGTATATTTATCTGATAAAACACAAGAAACTATTGAAATGACTACCGTAGTAGGATTAGTTATTAAGATGGGAGAGCTATGTTACAAAGATAAAGATAGATTTCCAAACGGTGCTTGGTGTAAAGAGGGACAGTTTGTTATTTACGGAAGATATGCTGGTGCAAGGTTTAAGACTAAGTACGGTGAGCATAGAATATTAAACGATGATGAAATCATTGGTACAATTGAGAAACCAGAGGACATCCTCGCACTATTTTAAGGAGATAGTATGGCACAAGAGCAATTACAATTAAACGCAGAACCTGATAAAATATCAGTAGGAGAAGATGCTCACGAAGAAAAAGAATTAAGTGTAGAGCAAGAAAAAGAAAAAGAAGAAGTCAAATTAGAAGAAGTTGATTTGGGGTACACTGACCCTAACAAAAAAGATACTGAAACAAAAGTTTTACCAAAAGAAGAACCAAAAAAAGAAAGTAATCTTAATGAAATATCTGGAAGTGTACAAAGAAGAATTGACCAATTGACAAGAAAATATAGAGAGGCAGAAAGAAGAGAGAAAGCTGCTTTAGATTATGCAAAAGGTTTACAAGACAAATACAAAAAAGCTGAGACTACACTTAACACAGTAGATGATAATTACATAAAAGAATTTGATGCTCGAATAGATGCACAAAGAGAACAAGTTAAAAGTAATTTAAAAAATGCTATTGAAAATAATGATGCAGATAAAATTATGGAGGCTAATGATTTATTAGCTAAATTATCTGTAGAAAAAGAAAAAGCTAGAATATTAACAGAGCAAAAAAAAGAAGCTGTTACTAAAGAACCAGAAAATATAACTCCAGAGCCAACACCTCAACCTAAGCAAGAGGTAAAAGAACCGTCTCCTAGAGCAAAAGATTGGGCACAAAAAAACGATTGGTTTGGTAAAGACAAGGTTATGACAAATGCAGCTTATGGAATACACGAGGATTTAGTCACTCAGGGGTTTGACCCAGAGAGTGAAGATTACTATAATGAGATAAACTTCAAAATGAGGGAATATTTTCCTAATAAGTTTGAGCAAGAAAAACGACCTACCCAAACTGTTGCTTCTGCTGGAAGAAAACAAGAGGGTCGCAGAGTTGTGAAACTCACTCGTTCACAAGTAGCGATAGCTAAAAAACTAGGAGTGCCTTTGGAAGAATATGCCAAATTTGTAAAATAGGAGGTCCTTATGGACAATGTAAATAGAAGCTCACGAACTTCCACAGTGAGAGAGACCAGAAAAAAACAGTGGATGCCACCATCTAGTTTAGATGCACCACCTGCTCCAAAAGGTTATAAACACCGTTGGATTAGAACCGAAACGATGGGACAAGATGATACAGCTAATGTATCAAAAAAACTTCGTGAAGGTTGGGAATTTGTAAGAGCCGAGGAGATAACAAAACGAATTGGCAAACACGATTACCCAGTAATAGCTAACGGACAGTATAGTGGTTTAATTGGAGTTGGAGGTCTCGTGTTAGCGAGGATTCCTGAAGAAATGGTTGAGCAACGCAGTGAGTATTTTAAAAACAAGACTACTGACCAAGTAAAAGCAGTTGACCAAGACATTCTAAGGGAACAACGACCTGAGATGCCAGTCAATATTGACAGACAATCTCGTGTTACTTTTGGTGGTGGTCGTAAATCCTAATAAAATTTACAATCACCGTATTTGTTTAACTTAGCCTATCTTACTAGGAGGTAATTATGGCGAATGTAAGTGAAAAATTTGGTCTTAGACCATATAAGACACTTGGTGGTCATTCGTGGAACAACCAACAAAATAGATACACTATATCAAACAATTACGGTACAGCTATTTTCCAAGGCGATTTAGTTATACCTGCAACTGATGGCGATATAGAAAGACATACTGCTGGAAACGGTCAGGCTGTCTTAGGTGTATTTAACGGTTGTTTTTACACTGACCCTACAACCAAGAAACCAACTTTTAGTAACTATTATCCTGGCAGTATTGCTGCTGATGATATAGTTGCTAATGTTATAGATGACCCACAAACTTTGTTTTTGATTGATGCAGACACAGCTTTAACAAGAGCAGGACTATTTACTAATTATTCTGTTACTAATGTAACTGGTAATACAGACACTGGTATATCAAAAGTACAACTTGATGTATCAGAGGTTAGTACATCTTTCTCTTTTGCATTAATGGCTGTTGATATTTGTCAAGATGTGAACAATGAAGATACTGGAAATGCCAATGCAAACATTGTGGTTCGTATTAATAACCATTTTT